TCACTCGCCAGCACGGGACGCCCTTGCCATCGTCACCGCTCTCCACCCGCTGCGGATTGCCGCCGATGCTATCATCGAAATCATACGAGGCTACCGGGTCGTCGTCGTCGGGCGGGTCGAGGCGGCCGATATTGTACATCGTCGCACTATTGCTTTGCGGCAGCATCCACCCGCCAACGGAATTGAGAACCTGCATGATGGCGTCAATTGCGGTATCGGTATCGTGCACGATGATGCCGCATTGCGCCGCATTGAGCGCATCAAGCGCGGCAATGTCAGAGTTTGAGATGGTCAACGTCTCGTCGTACATTTCGGCAAACCACGCCACCATGCGCTTAGCGATCTGTGCGGCCGTTCTGTCCGCCGCCGTAGCGCCCTCGACCACATCAGCCGTGACCGTGTTGACCGCAGCTATGCCGAGACGAAATAGCCCGTTCGCCACACACGTCGCGTAATGACCGCCAGGAATGCTGACAGCGAACAGGGCCTCAATGGTGCCGACGTCACCGTCGTTGATCAGTATGGCCCCCCCGTCATAGACGGTGATCGACGCCACCGGGCCATCCGACACCTGCCACACCAAATCGAAGTGGTTCACGTCGACTGCCGCGACGTTGTGAACCGTGCCCCAAATCTTCTGCTTGATCTGATCCTTGAGGTCGACATCGCCCTCTGCCGTGCCCATCGCCCCGGCGATTGTCGTGCCAAGATATTTGTTTATCAGTAGTGGCTTGTCGAGATTGGTCAGCCGATCATGAATGATCATGTCGTATTGTTCGAGGGCATTCGTCGACACAAGTTGCTCGACTGAACCGACAAATCGCGTGACGGCTTGCGCGTAAGGCTGTGCCTCATTGGCAAGGCTTTTGATGGCAACCTCACGAAATGCGAGGTCTTTCCAATAGTCGATCAGTTCGTCGGTGCCGTAGCTCTGGCCATTCACAACGCTGATATTGCCGAACCCTACCTCCGAGCGCCCCCCGGTTGTGCCAGCACTGACACCATCGCCGTTGCCAAACATCGCGCGTTCGATTCGGCCGACCGATGCAAGACGCGGGACGTAGAACTGATTGGCTGGCGTGTCGTGTGGACCGGAACGGATGCCATGCGTCGATACATAGAGCGTGCTCTGTTCAACGCCGTCATGTACGTCGAACTCGACCAGAAATATCATGCCACCTTTTTCTTCTCACCACGACGTGTGCGATTCAACTTGTTGGCTTCGTGCAGCGGCTTGGCGGTGATGCCAGCGGCCTCGAACTGTGCCTCGATGAGCGCCGCAATCCCGCGCATCATCGACCGTTCCAGTTTGACAATGGATGAGGCGATAGTGTTGTCGTTTGCCGCATGCCCCGGAACAAGGCCGGTCCGGTTGAACTCGGCGAGCCACGCATTGTGACGAGCAACAGGCTCGCGGATCACGAACTCGCCGGGCGTCAACAGCCCGCGCACGCTGTCTCTGCCGGGAATGCCGCCAGTGATAGCGCCGCCCATGGCGTGACTGGAGCCGGGAGCCCATGCCGCAATCTGGCCCAGCCACGCCAGCCACGAGTTTGACGTGCTGATATTGTCATAAATCCTATTTAATAAGCTCCAAATTTGCGACAGCCACAAACTCGTTTCCGCTGTGCCCGCCGCAATACGATCCGCCGTTGTCTGCAGCAGATTGTTGGCATCTTTGCCATCTTTGTCGATTGGGATTAAGCCCGTCGTGGTGCCTTGGGTAGCGATCTTGATCAACTCCAACTGACTGAGAGAGCCGCTTTGATCGGTGTCCAAGCGAGTGAACATATCGCGCAAGGCGCTATCGGTTGCCATGCCGCGCAGGCCGGTCATGAATTCGTTGAGATCAAGCAGGCCGTTCACGCTCGTATCAAGTGTGTTGAACAATGGCAGCAATGCAATGGCTATCGCTTGTGGATCGCCACTGCCGGTCGCAAGCTTCAATTGATTGAGCAAGATCGACAATGCATCGGTCTGGACGGTAGTCGCCGTCGTGATGGCCGTGGTCGAACTCTCAATGGCTTCGGTCACACCCTCAACAATGAACTGCTCTGCCGATAGCTGCCCCGGCAAGCCCTGCAACTGTGCCAGCATTTGATTGATGATGCTTTGACCGGCGGCGGTCGAGCCGAGATAGCGCCGCACCGAGTCAATGACATCCTGTGCGTTCTGCGTAATGCCGGTCAGCGCATCGCGGTCGCCAGCCTGTGCTTTTGCCAGTTGGGACGCGAATGCCTGCTGTGCCACTGCCATTTGCTGCGATGGCGGCAATGTCGATTCCGCACTGGATAAGAAACCAGTGATGAAATCCTGAATGTTCCGAAGCGCGCCATCCAGAAAATCTTGCGCTTCCTTCAAAATGCGGGCCTTCTCTTCCTCTGCCCGTTTCGTAGCCTCGATCTCCGCATCCCGTGCCCGTTTAGCTTCTGCAGCAGCGGCATCTGCCGCGTTCTTCGCCGCCTCCGCTTCCTTCGCAAAGAAATCATTGATGATATTCAGACGCTCTTGCGCCAGCGCGCGTTCGAGTGAAGCAAGAGCCTCCCCACCGGCACGAATTTCCGCCTCGCGCTCCCGTTTGGCCGCGAGATCAAATCGCGCCAATTCATCCGCCAATGAATCCGTGCGATGGAGTGAGTTGAATAAACGATCCTCGTTCGACTCTATCGCGCGCTTGATCTCTTCTGTCGAACGCTTGATAGCGTCAGCCGTGTCTTCGACCGCCTCCTTGAACTCATGCAAGCCTGTGCCCGCAAGACCAAGCATGCGTTGCAGTGCCAGGAAACGATCTCCAACCAACTGCGATTCGTCCACAATCTTCTGCGCCGACAGCACAAAGAACGTAGAGATCAACGACGTGCTAATGCCAAGTTCGGCGGCATCACGGCGCATCTGGTCAACCTTCTTCGCAAGGTCTTCCGCCTCATTGATCCAATCGCCCTTGGCAAGCGAGTTTATTTGGCGGACGAGATCATTGAGGAATGTGTCCGCCAATTTTTTCAGGGAGGCATTCAATTGCTCGTCAATCACTGTCGCCGCGTCTGCTGCGTTCATGCCAAGGTCCATCAACACCTTGGGAAGTGCGGAAGCCTTTGCCCGCAAGTCCGCGATCTGCTTCGCCATGTCGGTCAACGGCTCGTTGACCTCGATCATTCCAAGCGCAGCCTTCCTCGCAGCTTGAGTCAGGGCAAGCACCTGCGGAAACAAGTTGCCGTCGCCGCCTAACTCGGCCAACGCACCACCCGCCGTCTGGATGTCAGTGAACACGCCTTGAACCGAATCGCCAAAATCCCTGACCCCCTTCACCGCCGCATTCGACAGTGTTCCAGCCGTATTGAGGGAGCTAATAAAATTCGGCAAATCTTCGTTGACGAATTTAGTCGCAGACGTAAACCGGAATGCGGTGAATGTTGCACTCAGTTTCGCAACGGCGGCAAAATCTTCCGCCTTGAATGCGGCCCGGCCAAGCGTTTCCATCTGCTGTTGCAGTTGCTCTAAGCTCTTGGTCAAATCACCGATCTGAACACCGGTTGCGGCATTGTTGAACTTCGTGAGTTCGCCGGTCATTCCGGCCCAGGCTTCCTTTGCTTTTTTCAATTCATCTTGTTGCTTCTTTGCTTCCTCATTGTCACCGCTGAACAGTTTGCCAATCAAGCTGACGCCGATGCCGATGCCTGCGGTCGCAAGGCCGCCGAAGGCTCCGCCTAAAATCGAACCCAATCCAGGCAATAGCGCGGAGATTTGTTTGCTGATGGATTTGGAAAAGTCCGTCAAGCCGATGTTAATCAGTTGCTTGCCCAGGCCCTCCATGGCCTTGCCCAACGCTTCGGTCGCAGTCGCGCCACTAAGCATCGATGTGATAAGAGTGTTACCGAAAGACGTGATCGCGCTTTCAATCTCTTTGTAGTCTTCTTTCAGTTCCTTTATCTTCTTGCTGTGGTCTTTTTCCGCCAAGGACGCCGCGATATACGCCGCTGCTTCTTCCTCTGTGAACTTGACCCCCTTCGCTCTCAAGATGTCCAATTCTTTTTGTGCAATCGATTCCTTCAACGCAGCGTCAGTGTTGTCACCGAGAACTTTTGCCCGATCCCGCAGCAGACTCAATTCCTTTTCCATTGCCTGGATGTCTTGCGCGGTGACAATTGGCTTCCCCGGCGGGAGTGCGGGGCCAAGTGCTGTCGGGCTCACGCCCAACTTCAATGGAGCTTTACCACCGGTATCCGCGAAGAATGCTGCTTCTTTTTCAGCAGCCGACAGACCGGCAGGAAGACCGCCCGTTGTGGCCAAGCTCAGAAGTGCTTTGCCGCCCTCAACGAATGCATTGATCAGCGTTTTCGCCTTATCAATAATCGAACTAAACAAACCGATGATGTTGGTAAGCGCATCAATTGCAAATGTTTTCCCCACTACCCATATTTTATTCCATAGCTCATCAAGCTCTCTTGCCTTCCTTATCAATTCGTCGTCGATCTTTGCGCCTTGCAATCCTTCGGCAACTTTCTTAACACCATCGCCACCCTGCTCCATCAGCCGCACAAATTCTTGTGTCTTCGGGAGACCAGCCTCTTGCAGTATCTGCAACTTTTCCTGCTCGTCCTTGGCCCTGGCGATAAGGTCGGCAACCTTCATCAGGTTCACCACCACATCCTTGTCGATTGTTTCGCCGTTGTGACGTAACAGATCATTGAGGGTGCCAAGATTCTTCTGCCCCAGAGTGACCTGCTCGGAAAAATCTTTTATGCCCTTGGTCCAATCCTCAAACTTGACACCCTTGATCTCCGCCGCTCGTTGCAATCCCTGCAATTCTTTGCCAGCAATGCCCGTGAACTTGGATAAATTATCCAACTCCAAAGCCATGTTTTTCCAGGCGTTAAGCGCCAACGCGGAGACGCCGACGACCAGCGTGATGCCAGCCGCTACCAACCCGAGCGGGCCAATCATGCCCGCAAGTGACCTTGCCATACCAGCAAGCCCGACACCGGACGTCTGGGATATGTCGGCGATTTGCGAACCCTGTTGAACGAAAACCGTGAACGGATTTTGCCCAGACACCAGCGAGACAACGACGTCTTGAACTTGCCGTGAGAGGTTAATCAGTTCGAAGCGAGCTAACGTGCTGCGCTTGGCCATTTGGTCCAGGCTTTGACCGGTGCTGCTCGCAGCCCTCGACACACCGGACATGCCCTTAATCATCTGCTCCGAAGCACGCGAGCTTTCCAATGTCGACTTGCCGATGCTCGACATCCCCTTGATCATATCGGTGAAGGCCGCACCAGCGGGAGCCGCTGCCTTGCCCGCATCGGACATTCCCTTGGTCATCTTCTCGGTTGCCTGCGAGGCTTCCAGCGCCCCCCTGCCCACGCTGGACATGCCCTTGACCATTTCGGCAAATGCCGTGCTGGCAGTGACGGCGGCCCTCCCGGCGTCGGACATTCCCTTCGACATTTTTTCGGTGGCTACGGAGCTTTGCAATGCCGCAGCACCAATGCTCGACATACCGGCAATCACATCCGTGAATGCAGCCCTGGCCGCGACCGCCGCCTTGCCTGCCTCACTCATCCCGCGAGCCATTTTTTCCATGGCCGCCGCGTTTTGCTGCGCGGCCATGCTGCTCTCGGACATCGCTTTGGTCATGGCGGAAGCAGCGGGAATCATTTTGCCGTACTGTTGCACGGCCAACGCCTGCAACTGATTGACACGCTCTTGCGTTGCCAGCCCCTGCGCTTGCGCTTGCTCAAGCGTCTTTGTGACCTTCGCCAAACTCTCTTGCGCCTTGAATGTCGCATCAAGTTGCGACTGCAAACGTTGATAAGCACGCTCGACGCTGATCGTTGCCTTCTCTGTCGAAGAGAACGCTCTCGTGACTTCGTTGCCTGATGCCGCAAGGCCCTGCATTTGCGCAGACGATTCCGGGACGCCTTCGGTCTTGGCCCGAATCGTCAAGGTGCGGATCAGATTGGTGGTCGTGACCATCTAGTGAGTTTGTTCCTTGCGGGGTTTTTTTCGTGCCGATTGCGCGCGGGCTTGAATGCGGTCGAATACGCCTCTCACACCCTCAACATCATCAACGGATGCTTGGGTGCCCTTCTCTGGCTTGGAGCTTGAATTGACCTGCGAGAGATAGTGGCCATCCATGGTGCGCAGCATGCGATAGAACACATCGCGGTCGTCCCCGACGATGTCGAACTCTGCTGCATACGCCATGATTGCGGAGCGCGGGATCGGCCCCACGCCCATGCCGATCTGCCGCTCGCTGCTCAACTCCCAGAATGATTCCCAGTAGAATTGATTGTGCGGCAGAAGTTCCGGCCGCTCGTAGTATTGCGCGGGCGGCTCCAGACCACGATCGATCTGCTTTAGCCAGCTTTCAATTTGCGCTCCCCACCTGTGCTGGTAGGTGAGAGCGTCAATAAGTTTCCCGCGTCTTCCTCCACCTCTGCAACGGATTGCTCGGCAACCCAGTTTGCGGCCCACGCCGCAGCTTCGCGGAAGCGCCGGAAATCTGGTTCTGTCAGTAATTTTTCAGCCATCTCCCGGCTATATGGAATCGCCTTACCGTCGTCATCCTCCAACCCTTCCCAATCGAGCAAGCTGGTATTGAGCAGGCATAGTGTAGTGATGCGGTCGGAGTCGTCCGGATCGAGATTGCCACTCATCCGCCGCTTGCGCGGCGTTGCTTGGATCAGCTTCATCTGAGTACGACGCCAATCCTTGTTGTTGGCACCGCGCACCTTGAGTCGAAGACCTTCCATGTCTGGAATGTCTTTGACCCAGGCACCGGCCTCCGCGCGGTCGGCATCGACCGCGACATCTTTCATCTTCATGTAATGCCCTCCTTGATTGCGATTAGGTCGTCGCGTGAGATAGGCTCGTGAACAGTTCCGAGTTGACACCAACGTTGTAATTGTTGCGGATGACGTTGTCATTGGTGCCGATATTTTTTCTCCGCGATTGCACCAGCCCCCGGAAGTAGAGGACGGTATTCTCAAAATTCGCGGTTGGCGAGTCTGGCAGCACGACCTTGAAGGCAAAGTTGTTGTCGGACTGCTCGGCCAACTCGATCGCGGCTTGCCCGGTGTCGGTTGGATCATGCGCGCAAACAATGGCCATCGAACCGGCATCGCGCGCGCCCTTGGCGTGACGCATGCGGGCATCACCGAGCGCCGCAAACGTAACGTCGTTAGCTTGATCGCCGAACTCGCCGACGCTTTCGATCAGGCCGATCTCAACCCATGCCGACATTGCCTGAAACTCATTAAGGCTGTCAGCCTCCTGATCGGTCACTGCCGCGCCGATGTAGACCTTGGTACCAGATGCCGTGACAATGGCCATCGCTGTCTCCTATCAAGCCGTGTGATATTTAGACGCTGGTCGGTTCGTACACGGCAGCTACGAACTCGAAGCGATACGGAACGACGATTGAGTAGAGAACCCATGCACCGTTCTCGATGGTGTCGTCGACCACCGGACCATCAGGTACGAAAGTCTCGACGCCATCGAATTTCACGCTGCGATAGAGGTCCGCCAGCATGTCTGACCACAGCAAGCCCTGTGCTTGGCCGATGCCACGCTGCACGTTGAGCACGATGCGAATGGCACCCTCATCCCAGAACGTGCGGCCAAGTACGGGGCGCGTGCCACTGGAAATCGGATACTGAATAACGACGAATGCTTCCGCATTGTCTGGCGGTTGCGTTGACGTGTCGTAGGGAATGAACGGCGTCTCCGTCCAGTTCGCGACTAACCGCGCCTCGACCGCATCAGCTACAGCTTTGCTGGGCATGTGCTACACCGGAGTAACAATAATTGCGGGATTGCGATTCGACGAGCGATTGCCCGCACGCCCGGTGATAATTGCCCCTGACATCACCGTGCGATAACTGAAAACGATCCTGGCTATTTTTCCGAACCGCTGACGCGCCAGCACGGCAACTGCCTGATAGACACCATCCGGAGCTTGCGAACTCGATCCACGCTCGATCTTGCGCGCATAGGGAACAACGTTGATGAAGACGTATTCTTTGGCAGACAGAACATCTTCGCTGGCAACGATTTCGACGCCATCCGCAAGCACGATGTGCGAACGGCGATAGAGCCCACTCTTGACGGGTGAGTGCTGTTCGAGTTGTTGCGCGATCCAGACCAGAACTTCGGTGACAAGCTCGAACTCGGCAACGATAACACCGTTGACCTTGACGGATTCGAGCGGCGCGTCCGCTTGACCGTCGACAAAAATCTGGACTGGCGGCTCGCGCCCAAGGATGCCGCGATTGATCTGCTTGGCATCCTCGATTTCTTCTCGTGCAAAGGCCGCAAAGATTCCAGCACCATCAATCTGCGCTTCCGTCAGCATGATATCGATGTCGCGATTGATCGGTTGAAAGCGCAGCGTGACTGCCATTGATAGCGTCCATGAACGGTAAGCATGGGAAACACTTCAACGCGGAGGCTGGCGTGCAATTGAGAACGCGCGTCCCGCGCTCAGCGAAACGTCGGGCCACGCGCTCCATATCCATGCGCCACACCAGCATTTCGCTCTTGCCTGGATTGCGTAGCCTGCCCTGGTGCGGCTCATGCCAATGCACGCCATTGCCGGTATGCATCTCGAACCCGACTAGCAAGATCGGGTTCGCTTTCATCTTCTCGGCAAGCGAGATCGCCCGCTGCCCAGAGGTCGAGCCCACCGTCGTGAATAGCTCGATGCCGAATGTCCGCATGGCGTGTGGCGACGAGGTGATCCGCCGTCCCTCGAACTCGGGCACGCCGTTGTGATCGATCCACCATATGCCGTCGCTCGCATAGAGCATGTCG